CGAAATATAAAATAATGAATCAGGGAGCTTTACATTTCGATGCACTTTTATCCGTTAATAATTTTGATGCCGGTATCACTCGTATCAAAAATAGCATTCGTGAAGCTTCCGGAGTTGCAAAAAAAGAAGCTCAGGAAATGGATAATTCCTTCCGAGCCTTAGGAACAGCAATAGGTGGGTATTTTACAGCTCAATCTTTATTCTCATTTACTAAAGAACTTATCAATGTAAGAGGTGAATTCCAGAAAACTGAAATCGCTTTTTCAACCATGCTCGGAAGTGGTGATAAGGCTAAGGTATTGATGGGACAAATGGTTGATCTTGCAGCAAAAACACCATTTGATTTAAAAGAAGTTTCATCCGGAGCAAAACAATTACTTGCATTCCAGGTTCCAGCAAATGAAGTTGTTGACACTTTGACTAGAATGGGAAATATCGCTGCTGGATTAAGTGTTCCCATTTCTCGAATAAATTTGGTTTTTGGACAAGTAAAAGCTAAAGGGAGATTGATGGGTGATGATCTCCGTCAGTTTACTGAAGCTGGTATCCCGATGGTTGCTGAGTTGGCTAAAAAATTCAATAAAACAACTGCTGAAATATCTGATATGGTTTCCGCTGGTAAAATTGGATTTAATGATGTTAAAGAAGTTTTGTTTGCGATGACGAACGAAGGCGGAATGTTCTTTAACTTAATGGAAAAACAGTCAACTTCCTTATCCGGCCGAATCGCCAATCTTGGTGATAACTGGCAACAAATGTTGAATAAAATAGGAGAAAGTAATGAAGGTGTTTTGTATGGCGGAATTGAAGCTTTAAACTATTTAATTGAAAACTATCAGCAGGTTCTCAATACTATTGAAAGTTTAATCGTTGTTTATGGAAGTTATAGAACGGCTTTAATAGTTACATCTGCAGCGCAAAACTTTGCTAACAGAACAGTTCAATCTGAGATTGCATTACTAAGTATTTCTGAAAAAATGAAGCTTGGTCGTGCAATGGTAACTCAAAGACAAGCAGAAGCTACAGCGAGAGATACAGCCGCTGAAGTTTCAAACATTCAAGCTAAGTATAGATCTTTACAAGCGGACGTTTCAGCGTTGTCTATTAAAAAACAAGTTGCAATTCAATCTGGAGTTGTAGCAACAGCAAAAGCACAAGAAGCAAGAATTCAACTCGCTTTAGCTAGAATGGAATTATCATCTATTCAAGCAACCGGAACAGCAAGACAGATAGAATTAGCTCAAAAAAGAGTGGAAATTGCTCAAAATACTGTTATTTCAACTCAAGAATCAGCGGCAATTGCTAGGAAGTCTACTTTAGCAGTAACAAGTCAATTTTTTACTGCAAAGCAACAATTAGAAAATACAGCTAAAACTCTTGGCGTAGCAACAACTGCCGCTGCAACTGCTGCGGAAACAGCAGAAACAGCAGCAAAAACAGCCAATGCATTAGCAACTACAAGGTTAACAATTGCTACAAGGTTAAGAACTGCAGCTACTCAGTTAGCTACAATGGCACAGGCATTATTAAATGCCACTATGCTTAACAATCCAATTGTAATAGTAATTGCCGCTGCCGCTGCTTTAACCTACGCATATTTCCGTCTTAGAGACACTTCTACAGCTTTAACGATCGCAGAAAAATTATTAAATGACGAAAGGGAAAAATCAACCAAATTAATTGATGATTTAAAAAATAAAACACAAGAATTAACTGCAGTTATTAATTCTGATACATCTACCAAACTTCAACAATATGAGGCATACAAACAGATGCAATCTATGTATCCGGATATGCTTAAAGACATGGATGTTGAAACATTCAAAAAGTTAGGAGCGACGGAAGCGCAGAAAAAATTAAATGCAGAGATTGACAAGTTTAGTACACTAAATCTTAAAAAACAAATTGAAAATTCAAATAAAAGCATTGATGATCTAAATGTAAAAATTGCGGAGTTAAATGAAAGGCTAAAAAAGAGAGATGGTGACAGTGGAATTTATTTAAATGAATTAGAATTAGCAAAAAAGAATCTCGAAGCACAAAAAATAAATCTTGAAAAGTATAATGCTGAATATAGACAAAGACTGGAAAATGAAAAAATTTCATCAATGTCATTAGAGCAGCAAAAGAAATATTGGGAAGATCAAATAATCTCTATTAGTAATCAAATTTCCGGACTAGAAAAAAGTAATTCAAAAAAAGCTGAGGGCATTGACAAGCTTAACAATATGAATTCCTTGATTAAGACAACGTCTGTAAATTTACTTAATTGGAATATTTCACCGCTTTTAAGTCAATTGGAAAGAGCTCGTAATGAAGTTTTCAAAATTAATAATGTAAGTAATCCAAACATTGACAAGAATAAAGCTTTTTGGGAACAACAAAGAAAAGCCGCAGAGGATTTAGTGGCAACAATGACAACCTCACAAAAAGGTAGTCCTGCATGGAATGACGCTGCTAAAAAATGGAAAGAAGCCGATGCGGAGCTTAAGAAATACGACTTATCTGATAGACAGTTATTAAAAGACGAAAAAGCTAGAGCGGCTGAAAGAAAAAAACTTGATAAAGGTGCAGAAAAATCATTTTTACAAGGTTCTTTAAAAAGTTATGATCAGAAAATTAATTTGCTTGAAGAAGCTTTATCAAGATCTAATGGAGACACTGTTAAGTTGAGGTATTTTGATAAATATGGAAAGGAAAGAAATTCGGAAGAAGTTAGAAGCGTTAAGTCTGTACAGGACGAACTTGTAAAACTTAGAGAAGATAGAGCTGAAAGAGAAAAATTAATTGAAGTTAAGTCATTTAAGGACACGCTTGAAGAAGCGGAGCGCCAATGGAATAACTATTATAAAATGGCTGAATTCTACGGTAAAGAATCGGCAAATGCTCAATATAAGGAATTGTTCAAAGGTTCACAAAGCTATCTGGAATACCTTGAGAAAACGCAAACAGCATTAAGCTTTAAAAAAGACTCTGGGCAGCTTTTTACAGAAACGGATAAAAATAACCTGGTTGATATAACTGATAAAATAAATCAACTAACCGGAGTAAAAACACCTTTAGAGAACTTTAAAAAAGATATTGAAAACTCTTTAAAAGAATTACCAGCGTTAACTGATCAGATTACTCTTTTAGATCAGGAATTAGCGAAAGCACAACTACAAGAAGGTAATGTAAACACTTCTGAGTTATTAGGTAAAACTAATCTGATTAAAGAAAAAAAAGAAGAAATTCTAAATCTGCAAAAAGATCTTTACAGAGAATTTCTTAATGAGCAAAAAACTTTTGAAGATAAAAAAAATGAAGTTGAGAAAAAATATTCTTTAATTCGAGATGAAATTGCCAAAAACCAAGCTATTACTGAAGCAGAAAGGTTGCGGCAATTAAATGCTTCTTACAAAAAAGAAGGTGAGGAAGTATCTGAATTAAATCTTGAGGCAATAAGAAAAACTGATTTGTGGAAGAAAGCTTTTGGAGATCTTAGTACTTCCGGTGTTTCTTCACTTAAAAGGTTAAAAAAATACCTTGTTGACTATTTACAAGCAAACAAAAATTTACCACCAACTGAAGTCGAGGCAATTTCTAATCAGATAAAAAATATTGAAAACTCTTTAAAAGAAGATCCTTTTGAAAAAATAAGTCTTGCCACTCAGAATTACAAAAATAAACTTGACGAATTAGGTAAAGCAGAAAAAAAATTTGGTAAAGATAAGCCAGAGTTTAAAGCAGCTTTGGATGATACGAGGCTTGGTTTTATCGGAATAATGGAAGCTGCTGATGATGCTGCTCAATTTATGCTAAATGCTGTAGTGACTTCTATTGATGCTTTTGGTGGTATTTCAGACGAGGCTAAGCAGACAATTGGAGAGATCCAAAATCTTGCAGAAGGTGTTATTAGTGCAGTAAAAGGTTTCTATTCTGGTAATTATGGCGAAGCGGTAACCGGGATAGTACAAGCTTTATCCGCTTTAGGCAAATTGATGAATGGTGATTTTGACAGAGAAAGACATATAAAAACATGGCAAATAGCGGTTGATGAATTAAAAGATTCATATCAAAATCTCCTATATGTTATTGAGAAAACAGCAGGCGAGGATCAGATAAAAAATCAAAGAGAATTAATTGCAAATTTAAAAGAACAACAAAAGGTTCTAGACAAAATGCGTTCTAGCGAGGCGGATAAAAAGAATCATGATACAGGCAAAATCGCAAGTTATACACAGCAAATAAATGAAATAAGCCAGCAAATCAAGGAACTTATTGATGATTTTCAATCTAGTATAACGACAACGGAATTTCGTGAATTATCACAGAGGTTATCAGACGCTTTAATAGAAGCTTTTGGAAAAGGAGAAGATGCAGCTTCATCATTTGAAAAGGTTGTAGATGATGTAATGAGAAATGCAGTTGCCAATGCATTAAGAATAAAGATATTGGAGCCAGCTGTTAAAAGCATGGTTGATAGTATTTATACATCAATGGGTTTTGGTGGTAATTCTGGCGCAACAGCCGAGCAAGCGGCAATGCTTAAAGATTATAAAGATCAAATTGCTGAAATAGATAAAAAACTACCTACTGCAAATAGCATTATTGCATCTGATTTAAACAATCTTAAAAATTATCTCTTAGATAAAATAAAGATCATTAACCAACAAATTGCAGCTAATGCAATGTCGGGTTCTTTTGACGGACTTACTAAAGAGGAGCGTGATAAAATAAAAGAGCAAGGGGTTAGTGCTATGCAACAATACACCGCTGCGCTTCAACAATATGAGGACTTATTCGGTTCTGCTGCTGAAAACGCTCAAGGTATGAAAGGCGATATCAAAGGAATTACCGAGAAAACAGCCGGAGCACTGGAGGCACAATTCAACGCTGTTCGTATTAATATAGTTGCAATCCTAAAAATTCATCAGGCAAATCAGAATACGTTCAAAAATCAGCTTAATGTATTAAGTCAAATTGAAGTCAATACTAGAAGGTTGCACACTATTGATAAAACTTTGGCTGAGATGAACGCAAAAATGAAAAAATCACTAGCAGGAGTACCATAATGAAAACGAAAAATATTTTAAACTTGGCAAAGAAGCAAAATCTGTGTAAAGATTATCAGGAGAAAATGAAAAACGATTCTTCACTTGAAAGTCTTTGCGAAATGTATTTCGAAGGTGACGATTGGAGTATGGAAAATGACTTCCCGGATATTGAAACCTTAAGAGCTTTCAAAGGCAAATCTGACATCTATGGACTTCATACTGATTATATAGGTAGTAATAAAAGTGAGTTTGAAGCAGCTTACTTCGGAAATTCTATTGTTGTTCTTACTTATGATCAATTTTCCATAGGTAAATTGATTTTAAGACATAATACTAAGGCGAAAATAAAAGCTTCCGGAAACGCAATACTAATAATCAATATTCTGGATAATGCAGAGGTAGAAATCGAATGCATGGAAAAAGCTTCGGTAACTGTTTTTCAATATGATAGTAATCAAGTGAAAAGCACTGGAAATGTAAAAGTTCACAAATCAACCTTTAAAAGATGAGTGAGGTAAAGTATTTTATCAACAATAAAAACTTCCGTGATTATGGAGTTTATGTTTCTGATTCTATTGGTCTCACTGATGCTTTGGAAAGAAAAGCTGTTCAATCTTATGATTGGGCGGAATATCATGGTACTTCTCCGGATTTAAGAAATGCAAAATATAAAGAAAGGAAAATTCAATTAAAGTGTTTTGTTGATGGTGAGAATTGGGAAGTTATGAATGCACGGTTTTTAGATTTTAAAAATCAATTTACCAAAACAGGAACTCAAAGACTTCATATTGTTCCTTTCAAATTTAAAACTTTGGCTTACGAAGTTTATATGCAGGAAGATACCGCTTTGGAAAAAACTTTCAGAAATGGTAGAATGGTGGGTGTGTTTACTATTAATCTTATCGAACCTAATCCGCTTAAAACGGTATTAAAAACTTCATTAGATAAATTTAAGCTTTCATACGAATCGACAACCGAAACAGAAATATTCTTTGGTGACGGAACAAAACAAACAGCCAGAGGAAATGTAAACTTCGCCAAAAATTATGAATCGCCATCTTATGAAAGCTCAGGTATAAACTTGATTTCAGTAAGTGCTGTGAATGTAGTTTTCTATTTAGCTTACACAATTCCCACCACCAAAACATCTTTGAGATTTTCAGTTGAAGTAAATATTACAGCACCAAAAGATTTGATTTTGGTAGTGATTGGAAGAAAGTCGGATAATACCTATTCAGCAGTTGCAATTTCTGAAATAACTAATGGAAAAACGGAATACAACTCTCTTGAGGCTTTTGCTGAATTGAATATGTCTGATTACGGAAAATTCATTTATAAAGTTCTGGATTCAGATGGTAACGAAATAAGCAATCTGACCTACGGAAATGCAAAAATCGAAACAGCCGAAATAATAGGAGAATGGCAGGATATGATTGGAAAAGAAAAGATAATCATCATCGCCGGAAATATCGAAGAAATTAAAAAATTACAAACCGAAGCAGAAATACTTTGGGAAAAAATATAAAAATAAAAGACAATGCCAGATTTAGATCAAATTAATATTATTGTAACGGATATTATTCCACCTGATAATTTTGCAACTGTAGATGCAGGAGTAAAAGTTGGAAACACCTACACAAAAGAACAGGATAATGAATGGAGAAAAGAAGTTCAAAATACTGTTAAATCTGGAATTGTTGGGGTTCTAAAACCAAATACTCCATATGACGCTGTTAATTATCCTTATCCCAAGCCTTGGGCTCAAGGTGATGCAGATTTATATGAAAAGTATGATGTACATGAATCAGGTAATTTTCCAAGCGCAAAAAATGTGAACGGAGATCCTTTAGAGGTTTTCCCGCAAGAACTTGAAAATGCAGAAGTGCAGATATGGATTAAAAATGCAGTTGCAGAAAAGGTTGTGAAATCATTACCTCAAGCTTTAAATTATATCTTATCTTTTGATGATCTTCATTTTCCAGTAACTAATGCAGCTGCAGAAAAAGTGCAAACAATTTATGATGGAGTTTATTATCAATTGAAAGATGGTGAAACTTCAACGATTGCTGATTTGCCATTAACATCTGATAAATGGCAGGTAATTGCTCCGAAAAAATATGATTCATATGTGGAATTTAGCGGTACTGAATCTTATATTCAGTTAATTGCAAATGATATCATCGCTGGTGGTGACGTTGCGGAAACATATGTTTTTGATGTCTTTTTGCCTTTAGCGCCTTTTAGTAATAGTGTTTTAGCAACCGGTGTTGATGGTTCACTCATGATTCAATTAAGTGGAAATAATTTATTACTTACAAAATCTGGAGTAGCTACAATGTTTAGTTTTGACATTTCGGCATATTCAAATTCAAGAAGAACATTAGTTGTAGCAAGGACACTTACAACATATGATCTTTACATCAATGGCAATCAAATTTCTAAAACAAGCGTTAATGGGTATTCTTCAATGATAGCATCTCAATATATGAATATTGGAGGGTATGACGGAGTTATTTTAAGCATTCCAATAAAGCTTTTCAATTTTTTCAAAATTAATAGAGCTTTGTCAGCAGGTGAAATTGAGAGTCTTGAAAACAGCATTGACAGCTATTCAGATGAGTCGGTATTTAATTTAAAAAATAATGCGATAGGATTTGATTTTTGGCAAGATGTCAATGGTTTTGCTGAAACAACAGAATTCAAAAATGTAACAGGTGTAAATCCTAATTTTATTTATAATAAAGAAGCAAAAATCTCTTTGTTAGCGCGTCTTCCTGATACAATCAATGCAGCAACGGGGAAGGAGTTGAATATCTATTGGGGAAATATTCTTTCGGATTATAAAAATTATAAAGTAGAATTGATTATTCCTGGAACAGACAGCCCATTGAATAAGGTTAGAAATATGAACGATTGTATGCGAATTACATATACTACTGCAGGAACTTATTCAGGAATTTTAAATTTATATGATTTTTCTGGAAAATTAATTGAATCAAAAACATTGAACATTGTTGTTTCTGCTTCTAATGCAGGCACTGGAACTATTCAAATTATGGATGTTGGTGATTCTACAATGGACGATGCATTAATGTTAAGTCCCGGAGTTCCTTACTATGATCATGAAGGCCCTCAAATTACAAAAACTATTCATGATGAAATGGTTTCTAGCGGCGGACCAGTGCCATTGATGATAGGGCATAAAAGAAATTATCCTCCTTATTATCATGCCGGTATGGCTGGATGGAGATCAGCGGATTTTTTAAATTCCAATTCTCCATTTTGGGACGGCACCGCAAACAATTTCACACAATATGTTACTGAACAAATCGCAACGATACCGGGAGCTGTTAACAGAATTGATGTTATGATTTATCAGATTGGAATAAATGATCTCAAAGTAACTGCTGGATATCCTCAGGCGGTAATAGATAATATAAAAACATTTGTAAATCAATTTTTAGCTGAATATCCGTCTGCAAAGGTTATCGTAGGGATTCCAGCAAGCGGATGTGACATGACTGGATATAGTGAACATTTTTACAATTTAGGAAGCTTTATAGACTTTACTGCAAAAATGCGTGAGCTACAAAAATTAATGATTGAAAATTTTGATAATGGAACGTTCTTACCTAATGTTTATCTAGCAAATGCTGGTCAATGTATTGACAGGGTTTATGGTTTTCCTTACAAACAGGTTCCAATAAGTTCAAGAGTTACAGAAACAATTTTACAGCATTGGGACTCGGTTCACCCAAACGAGTTCGGATATAATCAAATGGCTGACTGCTACTTTGCACGAATCAAATCAATCATTTAATGAACAATCTAACACTATACAGAAATAGCACACCTCTTTTCAATTTAGTTGAAAGGGGGAAGCGTTCTGTTGAATCAGCTGCGATAAGTAAAGCTCTGCTTTCGGATGATACTTTGACTATCAGGATGAAATCGAGTTCAGTTCTGGATATTAAAATCAATGACTACTTTCTTCTGTTTGGTTCAATTTACAGATTGAATTCTTTACCGAATGTCAACGAAATTAGTGAGACTGAATACGAGTACGATATTATCGCACAAGGTTTAATGTATGATATGCTTCGTTGCAAGTATTTCAATGCGGACGGAACCGGTCAAAAATTTAACTTAGAATTTCCATTAATCGGAACTATTGAAACATTTTTGATTTGTCTTAAAAATAATATGCAAAGGCTTTCTTTGGATTGGGAAATCGGAAACTTCACGAACGCTGAAACCAAAACAATCACTTTCGGTGATGATACTTGTCTTTCGGCCTTACAGAAAATTTGCGATGAATTTAAAGTAGATTTCTGGGTTAAAATTGAGAATGATAAAATATTAATCCATACCGGAGATTTCGGGCGAAAATTACCGCTTAATTTCGAATATGGAAAAGGTAAAGGATTGTACGGATTAAACCGTTCAAATGTTGACGATAATGATATTATCAATAAGCTTTATGTTTTGGGCGGAACTGAAAATATTCCCAATGGTTACAGAAACTTTTCTACCAATTTATTACTTCCAAATTCAGATTTTATTGAAGATCAAAACCTCATCAATAATTTCGGATTAAAAGAAGGATCTATTACTTTCGATGAAATATATCCGAAGAGAACCGGAAAGATTACTTCTTTAGGAGATACGAAATTCAAGTTTGTAGATTCTGGGATGGATTTCGATTTGAACGCAAAAGAATCCGATAATGTTACGACTAAATATCTGATTGCGGGCACATCAGCAAAGGTATATTTCAATACTGGTAATCTTGCAGGCTATGAATTTGAGATAAAAAAAGGTGGTTATAGCCATACAACGAAAACATTTGAGATAATTCCTTTCACAAATGATTCGGGGCAGAAATTCCCCGATGTTGATTCTGAGGCTTTTCAATTCGCTTTAGGTGATGAGTATGTAATTTTAGATATCGTCATGCCTCAGACCTACATTGATAATGCTGAAAATGAATTACTGGTAAAAGGTCTTGAGCAATTTGAGCTCCATAAAAACGCAAAAGTTTCTTATGATTTAGAAATAGATCCCGCTTACATGGAGAAAATCGGGATCGGAAACTTTGACATCGGTGATTATGTGACAGTAGTTGATAAGTCTCTAGGAATTAATAAAATGCTTAGGATAAATTCTACAACCGTGACATTTATTGAAGGCGGAGTTTATAAACCTTTTAATTATAAAGTTACAATTGCTGATTCTTACGAGATTAATTACGCTTCACAAGTTATTCTGGACGTAAAAACAATTAAAAATGTTTTATCAATTACTAATCTTGGAAACATAAACTACTCTAAATTAGGATTAAAAACCACTCAGGAGCTTCAAAACCTCGCTTTTGATACTGATGGCTACTTCTGGCCGGAAAACATCAAGCCAAATTCGATTGAAACAAATATGCTGACTGTTGGAAGCCAATCCCAGCAATTAAGTTGTTCCGTAGTTTTCGAGCTGATGATCGACGGAAATAAAAACAAGGTCAAGGCTAATGCTGGTGTAATCTATTCTCAGACTTTTAATAAAACATGGAATATTGCTGAAAACAATGTGACACTTCCGGATGACGGGTTTAGATATGTTTATGCAGTTTGCTCGAAAACCGGAACTGATGCTGTAATTGAATTTACGCAAGAAAAAATCAAGTTTGATGATGATGTAAATGACTTTCATTTCTTGCTTGGAATACTTCATACAGTCGTTGATAATGTAAGAGTTTTATCTATCACTATTGGCACAAGTACAATCAACGGAGGGCTTATTAGAACTGGTATTGTTTCCTCATTGGACGGCCAAATGACAATAAATCTTGACACCGGTGTTATTAAAGGAAAAATAAAATTCAATGATGGATCAGATGGTTTCACTTCTGTTGATAATGGACTTTTAGTAACACAAGTTTTAGAACTTGGAACAGATACAGTAAGAAACGCTTTTGTTTCAAGCCTTACCGATGATGGAGACACAACCGGAACGAGCGTAAGATTTGGAGCAGGTGCGGATTACAGCAATAGAAATACAGCACCATTCAGAGTTCAGCAAAACGGAAAAATGATTGCGGAAAATGCAAAGATCATAGGAGAAATTACCGCAACATCAGGAACATTTACAGGAACTGTTTACGCAACTGATGGTACGTTTTCAGGTGTTATAAATGCTTATTCGGGAACATTCGGAAGCGTATTAACTAATAAATACTTTCAAATAACATCAAACGGTATCGAATCACCACAAGGATGGATTATAACTGGTGACCATCTT